TTCTTTGTGTTGAAAGTATGTCATACTGTATTTACAGTATGCTTAGATTATAGCGTTAACATTAGCCAATAGTGAAGCCGTAGCCAACACCGCCTGCCATTTGGTTTGATACTTCTTGTTCAAGTTTTTCCATTTCGCTTTGTGCTTCTGCTTTTAAGGTATCACCATTAAGAGTCGATCCGCCTTGTGGTCCTGCAATAGTAGCAAACTTTGAACGTGCTTCACCTAGCATATACTTACAACTTGCTAATGTATAATCTTTAATCCATTGTGATGCTAGATAGTCATTTAATAATTCGCTGTCTGGACGATAGTTATAAACGTATAACAATAAGTCTTCTTCTGCTCGAGGACGTTGCAATAGTGTAAGTTGTTTAGTAGTTGTGTTCCAGTTAAACTCGATAAAGCTACCAAACATACGTCCTACAAGTTCTTGATATTGACTAAACATATCGTATGTTGCAAGGCCGCCTAATTTAGAGCTTGATAACAAGTATGCATTTGTGTATGCTAATCCAAACGGATCAAACATACTGCCGCCATTGTTCTCACCATTGGCATATAATTTAACGCCAATAACATCGCCCGAGTTTAAGCCGCTATTAAATGTAATAGTCCTAGCAGTAGTATCTGTTACAAAGTCTGACGAACTAGATCCGTTCACTTCAACAATAACAGTTCCAACACTAGCAATGTTATAGTTTACATTAAATATGCGTTGGTTTGCTGTTGCTGTATAAGACTGTGTATAAATTGGTCCTGATGAACTTCCTGTAATAGCCCTTGAGCCAATGCTTCTGCGAAACAGTTTACGAACCTCAATGACTTCATTGGGCAATGTATATGTATTCTGATCTAATACTGTTGGCATAAACAAATACGATTCTTCAACACTGTTATCTGAACGTTGTCTAAATCTCGACAGCGCCTTCTTTAGTGCAGTTTCATAATGAATCGGATCAAGTTCAACATCAACCATGCCCCCGCCGAGGAACGCATTTACGTAATCAAATATTTCTTGTTTTTGTGTTGCTAAATCTGCCATAAGTATTCTCCAATAGTATTTATCCGTAGCATAAATATGTATATGCCAAGATTAAGTTTATACAAACCAGAAAGAGGCCAAGATTACAAATTTCTAGATCGTCAGATCTCGGAGATGTTTACTGTAGGCGGTACTGACCTACATATACACAAGTACCTCGGTCCAGAGAATCCAGACGAAGCAAGTGCCACGGCTGACCAGCCACGCTACGATGCTGTCAAGGAAACAAACATACAGGATTTACTATTCCTAGAGAATAGAGATAGAAAGTATGATCCAGACGTTTACACAATGCGAGGAATATACAACGTACAAGATAACGACTTTAATCTTAGCCAGTTTGGTATGTTTTTAGACAATGACACATTGTTCTTAACTGTACATATTAACAGCAGTGTAAAAACATTAGGACGTAAACCTTTAACAGGCGATGTTGTTGAATTACCTCACATGAAAGACGAGTATGCATTAAATGATTATAATCTTGCATTGAAACGCTTTTATGTAATCGAGGATGTTACAAGAGCAAGTGAAGGATTTTCACCAACTTGGTATCCACACTTATATAGACTTAAATTAAAACAAATAGTAGACAGTCAAGAGTACAAAGAAATACTTGACTTACCTGCTGACGAAGAAGAACCAGGCGGTAATAGTTTGCGTGATTTGCTTAGTACCTATGAAAGAGAAATGCAGATTAACGATGCAGTAATTGGCCAAGCAGAAGCAGACGCTCCCAAATCAGGGTACGATGTCAGCCATTACTATAATGTAGAAACAACTAGAAGAACCGACGATCAAGGCAATATAATATCAAGCGATGTTGAAGTTACAAGCACAGGTACATCTGCACCGCCTAGCAAACCGGGATATCAAGGATATTTACTAGGCACAGATGAAGCACTTAACGGTGCAAGTTTTGGACACGGCATTAACTTTCCAGATGCGCCAGACGAAGGCGATTTTTTCCTAAGAACAGACTTTGTTCCTAAACGCATGTTCCGTTATAACGGAACTAAGTGGGTCAAGTACGGCGATTCAAATAGAATGACAATGACAAACACAAATGATAGACTAACACAGAAGACTGGTTTTATTAATAACATTAATTATACGTACACAGGTAAAATTGCTACAGACACAGAACTACTTACTGAAGGTACATTAATTATTGATACCGATATTGCGTATCCAGTAACTGCTAATTACTTAGAAATAAAATACCAAGTGTATTCTAAGCACTTTGTACTAGCAGACGAAACAGGATTGATTACAGACAACAATGGTAAGGTGCGTATTAATTTAGATTCAGCAGATGAATTACCATATGAAGGACAATGGACTATTACATTCTGGAAAGATAGAGAGAATGAAAGACAAAGTCTCAGTCAAGCACTTAGACCTAAGGCGGACAACTAATGCAGCATTTTTATGATGGACAAATAAGAAGATATCTTACCCAACTTGTGAGAATGTTTAGCGGGTTCTCTTATCAAGACGGCAAAGGACAATTAACAACTGTGCCAGTTATGTATGGTGATATTACAAGACAAGTTGGTAGTATTATTAGAGATAACTCGGATAACAAAATACCGTCAGCGCCAAGAATGGGAATTTATGTAAACTCTATCGAAATGGACACTAGCAGACTCGCTGATTCAAGTTATGTTAGTAAAGTTAATATTAGAGAACGTGCATTTGATAGCGACGGTAACGAGTACCTTAATACAGCAGGCAAAAACTATACAGTAGAACGTTTAATGCCTACTCCTTATACCCTTAGTGTTAACGTAGATTTATGGTCAACTAATACAGATCAAAAACTACAATTAATGGAGCAGATACTAATGCTGTTCAATCCAAGTTTAGAATTACAAACAACAGATAATTATTTAGACTGGACAAGTTTAAGTGTTGTAAACTTAGATAGTGTAACGTGGAGCTCACGTTCAATACCCACAGGTACTGAAACTGAAATTGATGTTTGTACAATGACATTTACAACACCAATCTTTATTAGTCCGCCAACAAAAGTCAAACGCTTAGGTGTTGTAACAGACATTATTAGTAGAATTGCAGGTAGTGTAGATGACTTACTTGAAGAGTTTGGCGGAGATGCTGTAGCAGTAGACGATAATGCAGACGGTAAGTCAAATATTAGAACAGGTCTTGCCGTTACTAATACTGGCGAAATTGAAAGAATCAAACAAAGTTCAGATTGGCAGTTAAGCACTAGTATACTTTCTATTAGAAAGACAGCATACCAAAATACAGATCTATTAGTATTAAACACTACATTGAAGTTAATTAATAAAGGTATACTAGGCGGCAAAACATGGCCAGAATTTATTGAAGCATTTCCAGATACATTTGTTGATGGTGTTAGTCAAATAATTCTTAACAGATCAGACTGGCCTTATGAAATTGTTGGTACTGTTGCACTTAATCCGTTAGACAACACAGAAGCAACTGTTATTTGGGACGAAGATACATTACCTACCGATACTGTTATTTCAAGTGACTTGGGGGATAGGACTAAGATTGATTACATTATAGATCCTACAAAATCAAATCCAACAGATCTAGTAAATGCTACAGCTAATCCACGTATATTGCTATTAAATGATATAGGTAATATAATTAACGTAGATGGCGCAGATGCTTGGAAGAATAATGACGATACAGACTTTATTGCAAAAGCAAACGATATTGTAGAATGGAACGGAAGCAAATGGACTGTTATTTTTGAAGCAGCAGTACAAGATCCAGACGCATATACCTACGTTACTAATTTAAATACAGGCGTACAATACAAATATAATCAAGGTGAATGGATATTGAGCTTCGAAGGCGAATATCCAAATGGCGCTTGGCGCATCGATTTCTAAGATAATTATTAGTATGAAACAAATTGTTTGTAGTGGTGCATTACTATATGCCCGCAATACTAGTAGATTTTTATTTTTGCACAGAGCCCAGGGCAAGCACAAGAATATGTGGGGCCTTGTTGGTGGCACTAATGAAGGTGTAGAAACTCCATGGGAAGGACTTCAGCGAGAAATTGTTGAAGAAATAGGCGAAGTGCCTAATATCAAAAAAACTATTCCACTAGAAACATTTGTATCTAATGACACAAAATTTAAGTTTCATACATATCTCGCAATAGTAGACAATGAATTTATGCCCAAACTAAATAATGAACACGATGGTTATGCTTGGGTGAGTTTTGGTATGTGGCCAAAAAGTCTACATCACGGATTAAGAAATACACTACAAAGCAAAAATAATCAAGCTAAATTAAATACTGTGTTACAGGTAATAAATTTATTGGAGGAACAATAATGTCTGCATTAATTAGAGACTTACCGAGATTTTCGACTGATTGTAAAAATTATGAGAATGTTATTTCTCGTGTACATCAATTTGACCCTAATTTACATAAAAAATTGAATACAATGTATGCTGATTTTTTAATTAAGGTAGAAGCGGTTGACAGATCAGTTGAAGATATCGTAAGTGGATTTGTAGCTGTTGGATTACAACACGGTACATACGTAGAAGAACTTAAAAAAATTAGACTTAAACTTGACAAAGAAATTGGTAATGCAAAGAAGTTAATTGAGAAACATGCAACAGCCTAACCCATACGGGTTTGGGAATATTGGTTACTTAATACAAGATGTCCCCAAACAAATACTAGATGTTCTTAGCACCGAAATAGCAAATGCTAGTGTTCCCCACAATGAATTACTGGCTGGAAATATCGAGAAGGAATTTAACTTATCTAATTGTATTCCCGAGGTGCAAGACTACTTCTGTTACCTTGCATTTGAATTTAAAAAAGCATTTCAATATAATCCAAGAGGAGTTGGAAGCAATAGTAAAATATGCTTACAAGACCTCTGGGTAAATGTACAAGAGAAACACGAGTTTAATCCAGTACACAATCACAGTGGTCTATTTAGTTTTGTTATTTGGTATGACATACCTTATAGCATCGAAGAAGAATTAGATCTAAGTCCGGGTAAAAAGAGTAATAATAATCTAGCAGGACATTTTGAATTTCAATACATTAACAGTATAGGCGAAATACAAACTTTACCAATTCCTGCAGATAAAACTTTTAACGGAAAGATTTGTTTCTTTCCTGCACAAATGATGCACTGCGTTTATCCTTTTTATAGTGAAGGTAAACGCATTACTATAAGCGGTAATGTGAACTTTACTTAAACGTATTATAATCTAGATTCTTTTCAAAGTCTAGCCAACTCTTCATAGTAAATGCTCCTACACCCATATACCCAAAGCCGCCATTATTTGAGTGCTTTAATTCTGTAATTTTTTCTACTGTATGCTTCCAGTAGTCATCGGTTTTTAGTTTCTCGTTACTTACTTTTGATGCATACTCCCAAAAATCTGTATTATATGAACTTCCGCCATGATAAATGAAACTTATACCTAACTCTATATTGTTTGCTATAATATCTATTTCTGCGTTTACTGACTCTTCAGTATATTTTAATTGTAAGTAATCAAAAAAGTATCTTAATACTTGGTCATAAAAGTATCCACTTAATGCTTCAATAGGTTCATAAAATAATGCTCTATTTCCGTTTTTTACAATGCGTCCGTCTATATATTTCTTTGCTCTATAACTTTGAAAGTTAAATTCTTTTAAATGTTCTTTATTAAAATTTTCTTCATCAAAGAAAGTTGCCATATTTTTTATTGCATCGTCCTTTGTAGTTATGTCCTTATTATATAGATACCCCCACCCTTGCCTCGAAGTAAGAGGAATTCCAAACATCCAGCCGTCGGGTGTAGCGACATGATGTGTATAATTCCATTCTCCGGGTTTAGGAATCATATTTACAAGACAAGTATTTACAGGAATGCTCTTTGAATATTCATAATCATTATAGTCGACAGGCCAACCGCCGCAATCTATTACAAAATCAAATTGATGAATATTACTGTCTATACAAATTTCGACACAAGTATCTTTATTTTCTACACTAACAACTTCTCCATGTATTTCATAAAATCGATCACCGTAAATTTTATTAAATTGTCTAAATGAATATTCTCGTAATTTAAAATTATTAAAATGTATACCGTACCGAGGTACCATCATATGACTAAAGAAGTCCTGTTCTCGCCAGCCGCTAAATTTTACACCTAACTTTAATGTAGCATCTAAGTCGCTATGTTCTGGATCATTAAGATTAAATCCTATACTATTAAATAAGTTTTCAGGAATCTGTGTTGAAGTACTTTCACCTATTCCCAAAATAGGCTTATTAGGGTCGTATATAGAATAAATTTCCCAGGTATTATCTAAGTGTGCAAGACAATGAGACAAACTCATTATTCCGGCAGTACCGGTACCTATAACTGCAATTTTATTTTTCTTCATACAAA